GGCGGGGGTCCAGGAATATTTTGCCGCCACCACCCGCAAGACGTTATCACTCGTGTACGAGATGGCCGCCGGCACGATTGTGGCGACGACTTTCAAGATACATATCGGCACGACCACCGGGACCATATACATCAACGGCGTGTCCGCCGGCCGCGTATTCGGCGGTATTTCCGCCGTCCGGCTATCAGTCGAGGAAATCGCCGTATGAGAACACTCGGCTTCCGAACCAGACACGACGCCCTGCTCGCGCTCGGTGCTGTCTTAGTCGCATCTACTGAAATTATTATTGCATCGAAGTCGCCACCGGGATCGGGGCCATTCGCACCCACACTCCCGCGCAGATGCTCCGAGTGCTGGATGATGGCGAGGCCATGGCGCAGTCATACCTGGGCAATCTGCTCGCCAAGACGGCGGCGGTGACAACGGCGGCGACCGAAGCGGAGATAAATGTTATTAGTTGGTGAACCGATCGAAGAGGAATGGTGGATGAATCAAGAAGAGATTAAACGGCTGGCGACGGTACTGGCTCCGCAAATCGTCGCGTCCATCCGCGAATCGAAGCATGATTTTTGGATTGACCCGGAGAATCATTTCAGGGCGCACATCGTGATGGACCAATTCGCCGAATGTCTTGACATGGAGACGTTGCAGACCCTGCGCGATCTGCTCAAGGCGTACCGCAAGGGAAGAAAGCTGTTCTTCGCGGCGTTCGTGGGGTTGATGATCGTCGGCGCCCTTGGATTGGTCGCAATCGGGATTGGGATGAAACCGCCGTGGAAATGAACAAATTCGATAGGGCGATCGATCTTATTCTGGCCGAGGAAGGAGGATATGTAAACGACTCCCATGATCCCGGCGGAGAAACAAAATATGGGATTTCTAAACGCGCTTATCCGGAGATCATTATTTCCAGCCTGACAATAGATCGGGCAAAAGCCATCTACATGCGCGACTACTGGGAGCCGTGCAAATGCGAGGAGCTTCCTTGGCCATTGTCCTTATTCGTTTTCGATGCGGCGATCAATCAGGGAACCGACGCCGCGATCAAGATGCTGCAACATACGCTGCAAACCAATCAGGACGGCATCATCGGTTCCGTGACCCTGAGACTCGCCAAGGAATCTCGAAAGTGGCACTGGGCGCGCTTCATGGCCTTTCGAACCATGAGGTATCAAGGCACTCGTAATTATGATCGTTTCGGTGAAAATTGGTTGATCCGTATATTTCGGCTCGCCATGGAGGCTTAAAATGGAAACCATTCTCGCATCACTAATCGCGCCGGCAGCGGTTGATATGTTTAAAAACCTGTTCGCTGCGGTGTCCCGCAGGTGGGTCGGTCTATCGGTGGATGATCAGATCAAATTAGAGAATGCTAATATAGAGAGGTTAAAGGCCCTGGCTCAACTCGACAATCCCAACGGAACCCCGTCTCAATGGGTCGTAGACCTCCGTGGAGCCTCCAGGTACGTCGCAACCGTCCTGGCCATAGGGGTAGGGGCGGTTATGATGTTAAAGGCCACCACGCCCGAACTGGAGGCCTTGGGATTTGAGCTTGTGGGCATACCTTTTGGCTTTTTGTTCGGCGAGAGGATGTACCTTGGGTTGAAAGGGAATATGTCTAAGTAAGGGAATATGTCTAAGTGGTGATTCAACTCGCAGCCGTCGATGTCCAATATTGCCCGCTAATAATAACCGGTCGCGTGTGCTCGTGTTCATCAACTTTTGTTTCCAGCTCTTGTAATTTGCAGCCGATAAAATACAGCGCCTCGCGCAAATTGGAAACAGTCTTAGCTTTGTTTATCGCATCCCATACTGGGACGCTGCGTTTGCCCGAAAATATCGCACTCATGTTTATCTCCTAAATTCTCGCAACAGTTATGATGGGAATCGTTTCCTCATCCACGAAAATAAATTGGCGACAAGGGAGGGACTCGAACCCCCAACCTGCGATTTTGGAGATCGCTGCTCTGCCAATTGAGCTACCGAGTCTTTCATGTTCGCGCGCCGGGCTTTCTGTTGTCTTTATCATGTGTGGCTCACCTCTGCGTCAGGCCGCAATCCCTTTGTTCGCTTTTAGTGAAATCCAGAGATAGTGAATCGCACTAATGGCTTCGTTAGAAATCCGCAGGCTGGTTTCAAGATCGCCATTCTTGAAATCAAAAACAGTTGTCCCATCGTCCATCGGCCACGCAGTGATGCTTCGTACATCGTCAATCACGTGCCTCAGGCCCTTGCGGCCTAACCCGTCATTCAAGTGCGAGCCCATGCGCCGATCGGTTACATCAGAGGACTTTGGTATTTCGGTATTTTCGATCATATTCCTAGTCTCCTTGCTTGTCGTCCACCGTCGGCTCATGAGCGGCATTAGATGGCACAAACCCCATCTGTTCCGGTATCCCAACACAAGTCAGTAGTCTCACGGCCCCGGCTCGCCACATCACAAAATAGAAGTCATCTTGTCCGTGGAGCAACCCAATGAAAATATATTCGTTGTCTTCAACATCGAGAAACTTCTTCCCAATCAAAGGGCCGTATTCCTCAACCAGCTTTGTCCAGTTATCATTTGCGTATGTCATCTGACATCACCTTGAACCGGACGCGAGTTACGCCGTGCCGCTAATCTCCATCGTTAGAATGCTCATAGCCAAAAGTGGCCCTAAACCAAGCGCGGTCTTTCCTCAACTCACTGCATACCTGCTCCAGCAGTTGGGCAGTGAGCCGTGCCCGGATGTGTGGGGCCATTGTCCGCAGATGGTCAGCAGCGCGCTCTAACACGTCGCTGGAGCCGACTCTTTTGTCGGCGCCACTATTTTTATCATCGGTCATCGCGGCTCACCTCTGCGTTAGCGGTCATTTAATACTCTGGGTCTACGCCCACCGCCCCGACGATTTGAACCTCGGCACGATAGATCGCCCCATCTTCGCCCTGGGCGCGGATAAAAACTTTTCCGTCCCGGAAATCAGAGATATGCGGAACAAGAAGCTCTATCATCTGGCTCTCTGTATTCCCTGCCGTTTGTTTCAGGTGCTCAACTTCACTTTCAAGTTTCACTATCCTTTCTGCTATTTCAATCAATTTATCTATGGAAACTACAGCGTAAGGAATGCGGTTAGAATCCAATTTTGGTTTACGTTGTTTCATGGTTTATCTCCTGTCAATTACCGCTAACCAGTCAATCCACGGGACCGGCTACGCCGGCCCGTGATTTCCGGCGTTAGCCGTCAAAGTCCGCGCTGCCCGCTTTGATATGGGCCGCACAAACCGTTCTTTGCCGGGCAACTTTTCTTCCTTGTAGCCGAGTGCTTCAATCTCAGCCTTTCGCAGCCCCTTCCGCCCGGAATGGAAAGCCCTGCGCGCTACGGTCGTTCCGTCTGGTGCCCGGTACGTCCTCACTTCTTCGCTCTTGCCGTGGTAGAGCCAAGACGCGGCCCTGTAAACCCCGCCCTTGTGCCCCGCGTTCGGGTCGGCGTAGCTCACCAGCGCGTCGGGCCGCTCAAGCCGCACAATCACCTTGACGGCTGCGCTTATGGCTTGCGTGAGCAAGTTCGGCTCGTGCCCGTCCGGTGCCCACAGCCTCGACAACTCCCACACGTTGCCGGCCCAGCCGAGAACAAACCGCGCAATGTTCTTGTTCGCGGGGATTGACCACACCACTATCGCGTCGCCAAACTGGACGTAGTGACTCTTCCCGCTGGGCACGCTCCGGGTGTAGTGGTTGCGCCGTATGGTGTCCGCTGCTGCCGCCCTGTCATAGCCGAGCAATTGCCGGCTAACAAGGCGGTCAACAAGGACGCCTTCCGGCGATGAAGCTGCCGTCATGCGCCTGTTACCTTTTTAACCATATTTTATTTCTCCGTTGCTACCAGTTTGGTTGGCTCGTCTCGGAGACTTTCAAGTGTTTTAAGAATTGCCCGACAATTATTTAATTCATCAAGCCAATCTTTACCACTTATCACTTTATTTTCATACCAAGCAACCTCCTCCTTCATGTATTCAATTTGTTTGTCTAGGGATTTTTGCATCATGGATTTATTCATAATTCATCCTCTGTCTGTTCTGTTCTCATGCTCTTTCCCAAATGCGCCCTAACAAATCAATCCACGGGACCGGCTACGCCGGCCCGTGATTTCCGGCGTTAAATGTAAACTGGTTTACTAATAATAACAAGCCCAAAATATTACCGTTCGTCCGAGATCCGAGAATAAGTAAAACATTTGACAATAGATGTAATTGCGCTTATCTTCGACTTATGACAAAACAACAAGCAATAGTCCTGTTTGGCTCGGTAAAAGCCCTAGCCGCCGCACTCGGGGTAGGACGGCATGCTGTTTATATGTGGCCCAACATACTCCCGCAATCTCAGACCGATCGGATTATGGGCGCTAGACAAAGACTCGGAATCAGGAAAAACGATGTTACATCTTCACCAATACGACGAGCGCGATCTACCTCAGGCTGAGATCAGCCCGATTTGTCGCATTTTGCTGGTTTATAGCTGCTGCGAGGACGACTTTCATAAAATCTACATATTTGATGAGAGTGAGCAGGAATATGCGGGTGAGATTATCAAAGAAGCTGCGTAGCTAATCCGCACGAGCGAATTGTTAGGCGTAAACGGAGGAAATATGCGCGATATAGATGCTAACGAGCCAGAGGTAATTCTTTTGATAAGTTCCGGCTGGAGGCACGCTGGTAACGACCGTTGGGTTTTAGATTCACAAAAGTCGCAACAAAATTTCCTAACGCTTCTTTAAGCGGCGCGAGCCGCAAAGGATAAACCATGACTGCGCTGTTGCCGAGCGTCCGCTTGAAAGAATTGTTGGGCGGCTGGATTCAAAAAATATTCTGCGTACACGCTTTCCTTGGTGTCTCTCACGACCGATACGACGTTATAAGCATAGATGATGGCTCTAAAAAAGGAGATGTATCACTACTGATTATCCGATGTTCAAAGTGCGGTGCAGAGAAGGTAATACCAACAGATAGGACATACTTGTCGCCCAACGATGCCAATGAGCCGAGCCGAAATGATTAACAGGAAACGGAACGCTGGCAAAGGCGTCGGCTCGATTGGCCTTGTTAGGCATGATGGCTGGTGTTTGCAAACGCCTAGTGGAACTCTGGTAAAGCAAACATTTTCTGTTCATAAAGACGAAGCTTGGGGGAAGGCGTTTGATTTCCTGTACTACGAAAAGGAATGGATGAAACCATTTTACAAGAAATGGCAACCATCTATTAATGTAGCAAAGAAGCATGACTTTATATTAGTGAAGGTATGGCTGAATGATGCCTAACAGTGTATTAGACAGAATTCCGCCTATCAAACGATGAACGGCAATAATCAGCCGACGAACGGTACTATGAATTGCCTCGGAGACGACTAAAGTCTGACGTGATGAGCAGCGTTCCTGGGGTCTTCCCGAAGCTCCGCCCTTATTGGGCGTCCCGTCGGAGGGTGGCGGGAATCTTTAAAAAGGAGAATCTTATGGAGGTACATCCGATCTATGACGTTGAATCTGAAAACAGACAGGATATATCCGGTCGCGCAGACGAAATCTATGCGCTGAATCTTCGACACATTGATGCTTACATCGTCTCTCAGGCGGTTACCTGGGCTTATAACCGCGACAGAAAAGAGATGTCTGAAATCGCCGACTGCCTCAAAACAGATAATGCTTATATCGGCGTGCCTTATGTCGGCCAACTATTAGCTGGGCTCGTCAAAGACTACTTGGCGGATAGCGCCTTTCAACAAGCTGAGAAGGAGGTTGCCGATGAAAGAAATGATGGGTGAAACGGATTGGAATGAAGAACAGCGGCGCGACCTTGAAGAACGGGAATATTATACATTTGAGTGTTTGCGTAAAGTCTATGCAGCGATCAAGCACTCCGGGGTGACTGAGGAATTTAAACATTTATGTTTTGAGTGCGGGATCAATTACGAGGAGATCGTGAAATGACGCTGATTATTCGCAAGCCACCGGAAGGGGAATTTCAACTTGCTCCGCAGGGAACGCATATAGCCCGGTGTTACATGGTGGTAGATCTGGGGTCTCAAAATACCCCGTTTGGGGCGAAGCACAAAATTCGCGTGGGGTGGGAATTTCCCAATGAGCTTATGGAAGATGGTCGTCCCTTCATGATCGCAAAGGAATATACCGCCTCGCTGCATCCAGACTCGAACTTGGCTCAGGACTTGGTGTCCTGGCGGGGGCGGGCTTTTACCGAGGAGGAACTGGGGGGTTTCGATATTTTTAAAATTCTTGGCGCGCCCTGCATGTTGACGGTGATTCACACAATTTCAAAAACCGGCAAACAATATGCAAACGTCAAAACCGTCGCCTCCCTTCCTAAAGGGACTGTGAAACCGGAACCCGTGAACGATCTTATTTCTTTCTCTCTCGACGCGCCGGATGAGGATCAATTCAGCAAACTGCCGGAGTGGCTATCCAAGAAAATCAACCGATCAACAAACAAGCAAGAGTCTTCTCCTGATTTTCCTGATTTTGACGATGACATTGGATTCTGATGTTAAAGATGGAAAAGAAAATAGCTTTTGAGTCGGGGCATTGGTATGCCCGAGACGGCTCTCCGGTGTACACAATCCGTGTTGGGGATAAGCCGGAGCGCCCGACTACGCTACGCGATGCCCGCCGTTTGGGGTTGTTCCCCAGCGTGACGATGATTACGTCCATCGTTTCCAAGCCGGGCTTAGAAAAATGGAAACTGCGGCAGGCGATTTTGGCGGCCTTGACGCTTCCTATGGATCCGGACGAAACATTGGATGATTTCGCGGTTCGAGTTACGCGGGACGCCAAAGAACAGTCGAGGAAAAGAGCCGAGGAAGGGTCTGCAATTCATGGCTCGATAGATCGCGCTTTGCAACACAAGAATTTTAACCCTGCCCATGAAAAATTTGTTACCGCCGTATTGGAAGAACTGAACAAATTAGGCGATAGGTGGCATAGCGAAAGATCGTTCGCCTCGCCCTTGGGTTACGGGGGGAAGGTGGATTTGCACAATGACTCGATGGTGATTGACTTCAAAACCAAGGAATTTTCCGAAACCAGCGATAACTTAACGTGGCCGGAACAATGCATGCAATTGGCCGCTTATCGTGCGGGGCTTGGAATGCCAAGCTCCAGGGGAATAAATATATTTATTTCAGTCAATAATCCCGGCTTGACCCGTGTTCATGAATGGGATCAATCACATCTCGACACTGGATTTGAAAAGTTCCGATTACTACTTGCTTACTGGCAACTGGATAAAAAATATCTGGAGAAAATATGAGCCCCAATGCCGTCAAAATCGTGGTCCGCGCGCGCGGGCACAAACTATGCGCGCGCATCATGTGGCTAAGACTCGCGCGGTATAAGCGCCTGCGCTTGGGGCAACTAGCATCGGGCAAGATCAGGTTAGCCTAAAACTTGACTCGACTAGGCCTAAGTGCCATAGTTACAGCATTCAGCACCCCTACTTGAGCCATGAACACGCTACGAAACCAATTTGTTGACAACGAGACCTGGGTTGGTCTTGCAAGGCGTTTTTACATCAGATTGCCTAACTGGAGGACGGAGCCCACGAATGAAAATATGAGGCGTTGGCTGAGACGTTTCCGGATAACAGAAACACAATATCTGGAAGCGACGGGGTATAAAAGTTTGGAAGATTTTCGCACATACAACCCCGACTGGCCGCTAAGAGCTTGGCTTGGTCTATTGCTGGAATATGTCGCCGAACGAGATGAAGCAAAAGGTGTATTGCGCGCTTATAACCGATCGTAGGAGACCTCAATGGACGAAGACACAAAGCTGTTAATCAAATCCTATACCGCATTTTGGATTGCGGTGCTATTGTTTCTAGTGGGATTTTCGTACATCAAGGACGCCTGCGCCGCCACACCTTTCATCGAAATCGGGCAATCGAAATACGAAAAGCCTCCATGCGGTTTGTGGCATCAGGAATGCGCGGGCTACGGAGTGGATTGGAACATGAAGCCCTCGATGTTCAGAATCGGATTGGATCATGGGGGTTGGAGGCTTTCGTATGCCGATCTGGGCGTTTACTCGCTCGCTGGCTACGCTTCGGATAATGAAGATTGTATCCTCGCCGGAGGTGGGCAAAGCTGCCAGGGCGATGTTGATTTTTATCATACCACTGGCTCCATGCGCGCCTTCCTGGTCTCGCGCGTATTCGGCCGGCATGCCTTCGTGGAGATCGGCGCAGGTGGCTTCAGACAGTCTTTTTCCCTGTGGAAAGATGAGTATTTTTATAATGGAAGTACGTTCAATGGAAACACGTTCAATGAAACATTACATGGATTTGGGTGGATGGCGGGGACGGGTGTGCGCGGAAAGAATTTCTCGCTTGGATGGTACGCATATATTACCGATGTCGGCGGTCGTTTTAATAACCATAGCTTTATGGCAGGGGTAGGGCAAACGAATGTGATCGTGCTGGGATGGAGATTTTGATGGAGCTCCTCACAAAATATAAATTGACCGATCAGACAATGTGCACCCACTGCGGTTTTCAGTGGCACTTGGGCGAGATACATGAGATAGATACCCCCGGCAACGTGCTCTGTTCCGCCGACGTGTTCCATTTTTACGACTCGCCTGAGTTAGCAGTTCTTCTGAACCCCGCACACGCGCATATTCAGAGCCCACGCCTGTTCGCGGTCGAGTGCGACCAGGTTGCGCACGACGGTCTTAAGGGCGGGGCCAAGCGGATGCGGCTGACTAAGGAATTACCACTGCCCGTGTTCACGACCAAGCAACGAGTGGCGTTTGCGATCTACTGCGCGCTCGCTGTTTATGACGAGCCGAAATTTCACGTATGGGCGGCGAACTGGCTTGCCGGTAAAGATCGGGGGGCGCAGGCGGCGTGGGCGGCGGCGCGGGCGGCGGAGACGGCGGCGGCGCGGGCGGCGGCGCGGGCGGCGGAGACGGCGGGCCTGAAAATTGATCTGCAACAATTCGCTCTTCGGGCGCTGGTATATGAAAATCCAACATGATGATAGGTACGGCATGCGCGATGCGCTGATTCACGCAGTTATAGGCGCTGCTTTTGGGATGGCGGCGGTATACGTCACGGTCATGGAGCGCGATCGTGAGATCAATTTTCTGCGAGGCGAGTATTTCGCAGCTCATGGTCTGATAAAACAGGCTGCCGATACCGCCGAGAAATCGGTTGATCTGGCGATCAGTCTCGCCGCCGAACTTACGGACGCCAAGCGCGAGCAGACAATTGATCGACTGACCCGATATGTCGCTGGCGTAAATCCTCGTGTCCCGGCGTCGCGCATCGCCCGCGCCCTGGTGGTCTCCGCCGAAACTCATGGGCTGGATGTGACCTGGTGGGCGGCGCAGATCGAGCAAGAATCGCATTTCGATTCACGGGCCGTCAGCCGCGCGGGTGCGGTAGGATTGGCCCAGATCATGCCAGCCACCGCGCGCGCTCTCGGGTTGGATTGGAGCCAGCGATTCGGTATCGAGGCTAATCTGCATGCAGGTGCGCGATATATGGCTCAGCATCTACAATCTTTCAAGTCCATCGCGCGGGCACAACACAGATACAGCGGCGGTGAGCCGGGATATGCCGAACAGATTCGCAATCGCCGGATGCGGATCAAGGCGATTGCGAGGATTTAATTGTTGGGCGTAGACGGAGGCGAGAATGTACGGAAAGATTAAGATCGGCGCATTGATTTCACAAGACCGCGGCTAGAGGTTGAGCGCCATGTTAGAGCCCTTGTACGACGTGCCGTGCGACGGCTGCACGCGCTGCTGCCACAACGATGCGGTGCGGCTGCTGGCTGGCGACGACCTGAGCAAGTACCAGACGGAGCCGCATCCGTACATGCCGGAAGCGAGGATGCTGGCGCACAAACCGGACGGCGCCTGCGTGTACCTCGGCGACGAAGGCTGCACGATCCACGGCACGAAGCCGCAGATGTGCCACGAGATGGACTGCCGACGCATAACGCAGGCGATTACCTGGACGCAGGCACGGAAGATGGAGGCGCGAGGCGCACTGCGCATGGACATTTGGCGGCGTGGCAAGGAGCTACTGCGCATGGGCTCTAACGCCAAGCTCACCGGGAGCGCGCCGTAGCGCGCGATCCGGTGGAGCGCCGTGTTAGCCCTCTTGACATGTGACATGTCACGTGCTATAATGTGTCTGTAGCAATCGAGCTACGACAACAGGAGGAAGCATGAAACCATACGACAGATTAGAAATTTACGAAGACCCAATTACGAAAATAAAGTACGAGGGAACGGCAACCCTGCTTGAAGCCGAAGACGTGAAGTGCGGGGACGGGGAGTATTGGTTAGTGCGCTTCGACCAAGATGAAGGCGGGGAAGAAGTGTACAGGTGGATTTATCCGTGAAGGATGCCGCCCAACGGAAGCGGGACGAGCGCGCAAGGATGCGTGCCAAGGGCTACACGCTCCGGCAGGTATGGGTCCACCCGAAAGACTGGGAACGAGTGCGCCGATACCTGGAGCGTGTAGCGAAGGCCCGAGAGGGCTAACAGTGTATTAGACAGAATTCTGCCCACGAAAGATTAGGGGCGCGCTGACTATCCCGGCTGGCTTTATGAGGTTATAACGATGAAGTTTGAAGAGTTTATTTCAAGTGTCAAGTACGGTTGCGATGCAGATATTGTACTAGCTCGCAAGGCATACGATACAGCTGTCGAAGCATCTGCGTGCATTGTAGAGCAGCGAGGCACTGCAAAAGATATTCGCGCATTGAGTACTAACATCCAGGTCAGGAATGCGGCCAAGGATTAACAAAGGAGAATTTATGAGCGATCACTACATTCTTGAAGGACACAAGGCCGTAAAAACCGACTTGATGACTTGGGCACGAAGGTTTGAAAGAACAGACCGGGCAGTTCGTAAAACGACCATTGATGATGTTGAAGTGAGCACGGTTTTTCTTGGCCTCAACCATCAATACGGTGACGGCCCCCCGCTTCTTTTTGAAACGATGATATTCGGCGGTAAGCTCGATCAAGAGCAAGACCGTTGCACGACATGGGAAGAAGCCGAGGCCATGCACGAGGCTATGTGCGAGCGTGTGCGTTCTAACGTAGAGCTAACCGGCGCTGCGCGCCACGAACAGGAGCCGAAGCGATGAACGACCAGAAACCACAAGCCGACGAGACGCCCGCTGGCGCAGCGTCCGCGTTGAGCGCCGGGTTGGGCGTGAAGGACGAAAATAGACATGGAGATTATTGGTAATTTGGAATTGCCTAAAATGGACGGTAAAGAGATTTCGCCAGGAATTTTCTTGATCGGTGAGCCAACACCAACACTAAACAATAAATTTCGATGCCTTGCTCAAGTCGGAAGTGCTTTATGCGTAGTGGAATTGTCACTAAAAATTTTGACGCCCAACGCCTAGCTATGCCGCGAGCGTAGCGAGTCGGCATGAGCGCCGTGTTATACGGCATTTTCTTCTACAACGGAGACTGACATGACAAAGAAATTGAAACTAACGAAGATTGAACTTGAGACGAAAGACGGCAAGAAGGTTGAGCTTTCTATTGAAGAAGCAAAGGAATTGCACGATCAACTACACGAGCTTTTCGGTTCTAAGTTCATTCCTTCCGTTCCGATTATTATCGAGCGTGATCGCTCCCCGCCGTGGCCGCTTGAAACATCACACGTTCCGCGTTGGGTCGAAGCGCCAAACACCGGAACACCATACCCGCAACTACCGCAGATATGGTGCTGTACGGACGGACAGAGCGGCTTAAGCCTTACCTACAAAGGGGATGCCGTATAACGCCGCCATAACCGGCGCGGCTGATTCAACAACAGGAAACGGCGCGGCGTAACCCGCGTCCGGTTCAAGGCGAGGTTAGATGGCATACGCAGATGATAATTGGACAAATCTGGTTAAAGAATACGAGCCCTTAATAGGGAACAAGTATTTCGACGAAGAAGGCAACGAATATATTTTTATCGGGTTGCTTCACGGCCAGGATGATTTTTATTTTGTTATGTGGCGTGAGGAAACTGTGCGGCTTCTGACTTATGTCGGGGTGCCGGAACAGATGGGGTTTACACCATCTAACGCTGCGGTTGAGCGGCGGGCCGATAACGGAGATGAGAAACCATGAGTGGTGAGAAACCAATAGAAGGCGACGAAACCGCACACGGCACTGACGAGGCCCGTCCGATCTCGAACCGCTTGTTAGGCAAAGGAGGTTGAATGGAACTCGATTATGTAGGGTTGATGGAACTGGCAAGGAAGAAAGCCTTGGAAGAAGCAGAACTTCTTTATCCTTTTTGGCTTCATAAAGAACGAGCTGAAACATACGAAAGGCTTACAAGGAAATACTATCATCAATATACGTTGCCTAACGCGCCCTTAACCGGCGAGCGCACGGAGGAACTATGAACATTGACGATCTGCTAGAAAATAGGCACACCGCAGAACTTGAGTGGAGAGAGCCTTGGCCCGCTACTGGCCCAGAGGGGAACGATATTTCAGCACATATTACGCTGCGGGCGACTGTGCATGATTGCGTGAACCTTGCGCGTAGCGTGGCAAAATCACAGGGAAGGCCGACGATGGGTGATGATTCTGAGTTTTTACAGAATTTCATCACAGTACATTGGGCATCGGTTGTTCACCATAACGCCATGGATGAACCGCGCCGGCCATGAACGCTACAGGAAACATGCTGCGCTGTCTCCGGCGTCGGTTCCAGCCAGTTGTTATGAGTCGGACTTCCTACTGCCGCGTTTGCCAGCATGATGTTTGGCACTATAGCCGGGACAACGGGCATACTTGGTTTTGTTGTGCATGTACTGGTATTTTTCGTGACTCATTTGGAATTCGCCCGTGACTGACCTCGCACCATTCCTTTACGCTCCGATTAGCAGCGTGTGGGAAGGAAACGATTCCGATTTGCTGGAAGCGATGTTCAAGTTCTACCCGACAATCCCACCCGAGCCGATTCTTGATTCAACCTACAACGCCGGGCGCATGTGGAAAGGCTCAAAGCGAAAAGTGGTGTCGATGGACATTGACCCGCGATACAAACCAATGATTGTTGGCGACAATCGAGTAATGAATGGCGTCAAGGCAGCGACGTATGGTGCGGTAATATTCGATCCGCCCCATGTCGGCCCGCAAGGGCGGGACAAAAGCAAAAAGCGTTTCGACGTGGACTTCGGCGCGACAATGGAATGCGGGGTCGACCAGGATTGGAACCTGAGTTATCTCTATCCGCCGTTCTTAAAACAGGCCATGCGCGTATTAAAGCCGAACGGCTTGCTGCTCGCCAAAATCACCGACATGGTGAACAACCACAAATCGAAATGGCCGCACGCTGATTTTATGCGGATGGCCGAGGAAGCGGGTTTCACGGTCTGCGATCTGATTGTAAAAATCAGGAAAGGGCCGATGGTTTCAACGAAATGGAAAACCGCGCACCACGCCCGGAAGCGTCATTGCTTCTGGATAATTTGCCGCAAAAACGATGATTGCGAGCGCAACGTATAAGCCGGAATTCAGCCGCCCGAGCGTAGCGAGGATCGGCTGGAATGACTTGTTACACGAGGACCACAACATGACCGCGAAACAGTTTGTACTGAATATAATACCGAGAGCCTTTTGTTGTCGGGCAACATGGGGTGGTTACCACATTTGGGAAGAAGGACCGGCAACGCTCCTTGCCTGGGGGAAAACCCCTGCTCTGGCATGGGACCAGTGCCGTAAAAACATTGCCGTATAACACAGTGTATTAGACAGAATTCCACCTATCGCAGGATAGATTTCATTTAGCCATGTTACCTTTGAATCCAAGATACATTCTTTCGCCGAAAAGGAAGCTGACAGGCATGGCGACAAGCTCAAAGCCCAAGACCTCCAGTTCGGGCGTGGTGGCCTTTAACATCATCCCCGCCCCTACCCCCACGGACAGGATGACTGCGACGTACCTGGAGGCCCCACGGAGGTTTATAACCCATTGAGAAGGTGTTCCGTTGGGATTATCCAACAGCGCCAGGGCTTTCAGCCTCTCTATATTAGCGTTCTCTAATTTGATCTGATCGTCCACCGATAACCCGATCCATTTGCGGGAAGCTGACGCGAATAGATTTTTGAGCATATCAACAGCAGCGGGGGCGACAAGTGACGCGAGAATAGTTTCCATCCTAGGCC